AGCAAACAGATCGTTGTCAACCTGCTTAGCCAGACCGTAGCCTGCATCGCCAGTGTAGAACTGACGCAGTGAAGCGAGAGCCTGTACTTCGGTGATGTCTTCAATCAGACGAGAGAATTCAAAGTGCTTGTTGATGTTAATCAGAACTTCTGACTCAACAGAGTTCTGGATAGTTACGGCAGTCTCTGCAACTTTAGCGTTAGCTGAACCACGGGTAGGCTTAGGGACGTGGATGGTGTCACCTTTCTTACCAGTCATGCTCATTTTTTTAACGAGGTTAGCCATTACAAGATTGCTCTTGTATGCTGCAATTACTTCGTCACTCCAGATTTCTGGGATAAAAGTAGCTGCGCTAGTGTTGTCTACTGCTCCGCCCATATTGGGATATACTGATGTAGCCATGATAATACTTCCTATAAAGAGTTAGTTACGTACTCTCCCTTCCGCATAGGCTTGCATGATCTCGTCAGACAAGGATAAATAACGGTCAGGATCGTTCTGCATTAGTTTAATAATGTCTGAGCGTCTATAGACCTTGCGAGATGCTGCTTCTCCACTTCCTTTTGCACCGCCTGTTGAGGCAGTCTTAACAGCTTCTTTCCTGCTCGCTTTCTCCTGTGTAACAGTTTGGCTAACAGCTTGTTGACGTTCCTTCCAGTTAGTGAAAAGTTCATCAGCAGCTTCATAGTCATACTGCGTATCCGCTTGTGCAAAGAGCTGAGTACGAATCTTTGATCCTTTAATCCAATCAACAAACTTACTATCCTGTAGAATCTCTTGCATGTCGGGATGACGTTTCTGCAATTGACCCTGCGCTGTTGCTTGTTTGTACTGCTGAGTTTGTGCTTCAGCAGCTTTGATTGAAGGATGATTCTTAATCGCTCTCTCGACAGCCTTGTCGGGATCAGAGAAAAAGTCTATGTCTTCTTCAGGTTCTTGGGTTGCTTGTGGTGTTGTGTCGAGTTGTGTCTGTATGTAGTTGTCAACAACGGATCGCAACTCCCCTACTTCTCCGCTTTGCTTTCCTAGTAGCTTCTCAGCTTCTTGGTGCATCCTTACAATTTCAGCGGTTGACTTTCCTTTGTACTTGTCAGGGATGTCATCTTCTTGTGGAGTTTCCTGCTCTACAGGCTCCTCAGTTATCTGACTTACTTCTTCTTGCTCGTTGTCTACGTCTTCAGGTGGACGCTCGTCTATTAGTGTTGCCATTATTAAACTCCGTGAGTAATCTCATTATGGAGGTGTATTATGCAGGGCTTCTTATTAAGAGTTGGCCTTGCGTTCTTGTTGCAGCTTCTGTGCCCTGTTCTTTTCCCATTGTCTGGTAGCACCCATAAAATCACCAGAGATAGGGTCAAGTTTACTTCGCACAGCACTTACAATTCTTGTTGCTATCTTGTCACAATCTAAGCAGGGAATGTGGGTACACTCTGAATCTGTGTAGCGTTCATTCGTGTGTCCGTCCTCGCAGCGAAACTCGTAGATAGCCCTCATTAGGCGACTACTTCTACTGCTTCTGCTTCTTCTTCCTCTGCTTCTTCTGTAGCCTGTGCTTCGGCTGCTTCAATCTGTGCTTCAAGATTAAGTAGGTTGGCAATGACAGAGAGTTGTCCTTTGCGGAAGCGCAGGTCATCGTTGTCTTTGGTTAACTCTACTGAGTTGATTACCGTTGCATTGTTCTGTAAGTCTTCCTGTAGCTGTTTCCAGCCATCAGAGGCAAACATTCTGTACATGTTACGGTAATATAGTTCAAGTTCTTTGCTTATCATACTGTTTCTCCGTTAAGGACAGTTGAGTTAATAGTAGTGTACCCTGTTATTATAACATAAAAGCATAAGAAAGTCAAGCTTTATTTCTTCTTTTTACTTGACTTCTCTGCTGGTTTGTTGTATATAGCGTCCCAGTTGCTGGCAAACTTGGCAGAGTTGGTCTTACGCTGACTGCTTCCCTTGCCTCCATGTGTCTGGCCCTTCATCGTTTCTTGCCTTTGTGTAGACCATGTTTAGCGTGTTGCTTGCCTTTAGCAGTTGCTGCTCTCTTCTTTGTGTTAGCAGCCGCTAACTTCTTCTTGCCTGCTGCTGTAGACTTTAGCTTACTAATGGTCTTAGAAGGTGCGTAGACTTCTCCAGTCTTGCCGCTAGGTTTGCCAGAGGGTGTACGCCACTTCTGCTTAGTCCACTTCTTTAGGCTCTTCTGTGATTCTTTTAGCGCCATGATTGTTTAGCCTTCTTTTTAGCCTTGTCAGACAACGCCCCATAGTGGAATAGCTTTTCACTAGTTTTACCATGAGACTTACCTGAGTGCAAAGAACCGTCAGGCATTTTGTGAGTACCTCCTTTGTGGACAGTACCGTCTTTCTTGTAGTGGTTTACACCTTTCATTTATAACCTCCGCCTTTTGCCTTATACTCCTTGGCTAACATCTGAGCTTTCCTAGCAGACCATTGACCAGCGTTACCACCTTTAGTGCCTGCTTTGATCTTGTTAAACAAGTTCTTCCGCATGGTGGGCTTAGTGTAGTTACCTGCTTTATTTACTGTAGACTTTTTGGCTGGCATGTTACTTACCTTTTTTAACTGGCTTCTTCTTAGGCTTCACCGCTGCTTTCTTCTTAGGTGGACGACCTACTTTACTACCGTATGTACCTGTACCGTATGGCATAGTATTCTCCTGTTATTACCACTTAGATTTATCAGCCCAATAAGCTGCTGACATTTTACCTTTTGCTATGTTCTTACCGTGTCGTGCTTTGAAGCTGGCTCTCTTGGCTTTCATACGAGCAGATTCACCCGCCTTGGGTTTTCCTGCTGTGCTTGCCCCCTGTTCTCCATACCTAATCGTCTTGATTTTGTCACCTTCCTTCGCCACAACAACATGGCTTTTCTTTGGATGGTTGGGGGTACGCTTCGGCTTATTGTATCCACTGACTCCAGCCCTAGCTAGTCTTGGGTCTTTTTTTACTGGCATTTTTAGCTCCTGTATTATCAGCTAGTTGTTTCTTTAGCTGTACAATTTCATTGTTTAGTTGCTCAAACTTTACATTTATCTGAGCTACTACGTTCTCTAAATCCCTTGTGCTAACCATTACTGTAGTCCTTGTGGTGCTTCTACGTTGCCTTCCTTAACCGCTACTTCTCGCTCCTTCAGCAACTGCTTAGAGATTTCAAGACGCTTCTGGAACTCTTTGTCGTCTGAGTCTCCAGCTTTAAGGTTTGTAGTAACAGCCTTGATACGATCAATCTCAAGCTCCTGTGGTATAGCCTGTGCCTCCACTGCAATCTTCTTCGCCCTAGCAGCAGACTCTTGTGCCTGTCCGTTGAGTGCAGCAGTCTGTGACTGTTGGAACTGTACCTGAGCTTGCTGTGCTGCCTGTGCTGCTTGCTGTGCTTCTGGGTTAGGCTGGTTAGCTTGCTCTAGTGTAGCAATCAACTCTTCACGGTTAGATAGGTTCATGTTGTCAATGATGGACATAACCAGCTTAGGATACATAGGTGTATCTGGTGACATGGTTTGTAGCAATTGAACAAGCTGTGTAACCTCATACTCACGAGCGATAATGCCTAGTGAGCTAGTAGTGTGGAACTTGTAGTCAGCTACTGGGTATAGCTCAGGCTCAAACTGCATGTAGCGGTAAGCAGCCTTCTGTACGAAAGGAATAAGGAAAGAGTCTTGGAAGTTGATCAAGGTGCGCTTGTGACGCTTGATGATAGCGCCTAGTGACATAGAGACACCCGCAGCAGTAGCTTCACCATTGATAGAACCAGCAATACCCGCTGAGTCAATAGCACCTGTGGCTGTCTGTACCATAGTCTGTAGCGACTGAGCCTGTGCAAAGGTGATCTGGTTGACCTGACCAAAGTTAAAGGGCTGTAGAATCTCAGCAGGGTTGCCGTTAGTGAGAATAGTTTTTCCTGGCTGTATGCTGGGTTTAGCGCCTCTAGGCATACGAGAAGCGTCCATAGCCATCATTGGGTGGATGGTTAGTGCTAGAGCATCAATACGTGCGCGTAGTTCTGTGTCTAACGCCTTCTGGCTGTTATAGCCTTTCTCACATACTCCTCTGCCCCAGAAGCGGCTAGGAACGACATCCCATGGGAATGCTACGACTGGACGATCCTGCATCATGTACGGGTTCTTCTCAGCCTTTAGTAGTGTACCGCTGTTAGCGATAACAACCATAGCTTCTACATAGTAGGAATCATCCTCTTCATCGTCAAACGCTACAACCTCTGAATCTTCAGCTTCTTCGTCCTTCATGGCCTTCTCAAGCAAGTGACGAGGAACAAGACCATAGTATTTAGTTAGACGAACCTTGTCCTGTTCAAAGCTGCTCAAGTCCTGATCAGGCTCAATGTCAAAGTCGCTGCTGGCTAACTCTATTGGTACGTCACGATAGACACCCTTCTCCTGTAGCTGCTCAACAAGGTGTGAAGATACATACTCATCTACTGCACAGCCCAATGCTGAATCAATGTCAGTGGCAACAGGGTCAATGAGGAAGTTCTGTGGCATGACAGGACGTAGCTTAACGCAGGTGCGGTCAGCAATGGTGACACCTACTGCTTGTAACTCACCGCCCATAACAGGCTGTGAAGCAGGTTTCATTTCCTTTTCTTCTTCTAAAACAATCTCAGCGATGCCTGTACCAAACACTGCTGCGTTGATAAGACACTCAGCCACACCCTTGCGTATCTTGTTCTTTGCAAAGTCTTCTTCCAAGTAGCTACGCAGTGCAGCAACGTCCTGTGGGTTCTGGTCGCGAACATCGTCTTTAATGTCGAAGAACTGACCACGACCAAAGGTGGCTTCTTCTAGTTCAGCAACGGAAGACTCTACAGCCTGCTGCAAGGCAGGAGAGATAATCTTAGATCGCTCTGACCTACGAGTTTGATCTTCAGCAGACCAGATGCCACGCCATAGGCGGTAGTACTCGTCAAAGTTCTGCTGGTAGTTAGCACTGAAGTGATCTCGCCAGTCATCACACTTCTGGATTACCCAGTTTTCTAGGTGTTGCTCTGTAGCGAAATTCTCTTTATCTTCTAACATAGTTAATACCCTGCGTATTTATCTAGGAATTCGTAGTCTTCTTCTTCATAGTCGTAAGCATAGGAGACTTTGGCTAACTGGTCTATGTATGCTAGGCAATCTATCAAGTCATCGTGGACTAGTGGATTAGGGAACTGGAATAGCTCATCTAGGAACTCTGTGTTCCACTTACCCTTGTTTAATGTGATGTTGCCATGTTCAAAGCGTCCCTGCAATGCCCATACTATTCTATCTACTTTCTTCTTGTTGCCGTGGGTTAACTCTTCCACCCTAAAGAAGCGTTGGTTCTTCTTCATCTGGTCATTGAGGTAAGGGCTAACAGCGTTCTTTAACGCTCCTTTCTCAATTCCGACTGCGACTGGCTTGTACTTACTGACTGCCCCGAAGATACGTCTGGCGGTCTCTTCAACGCCCCATCGCCCATATATGATATCAGCAACCCACCAGCCTTCCACGCCCGCTTTAACAACGGCAATGCCTGTTTGGTCAAGTCGTGCAGTTTTGGTAGTTGCTTTCTGTACGTCTGCAAATCCTGCCAAATCGACAGCAATATAATACTCACCATCTGTTGGCTCCTCTTCGCTAAACAATACATCTTCTTCTTTAAATAGTTCACTGCCATGCGCCTCAAAGGAAGCCATAAACTCCTGACGGAAACTAAAGGCTGACATACTCTTCTCAGCAGCCTTGATCTCGTTAGGGTCTAGTAGTGGGTTGTCAAAGCTGGTGAAGTGGTAACCTTCCCAGTCTTTATCTTTAGAAACACTTGCATAGGTGAATAGCTCGTAGAAGTGGTTACGTCCCATTGGCGTACCAATGAACATAGCAGAACCCTTCTGATCCGCTAAAGCAGGGCGTAGGATTTGCTCCCACACCTCTGGCTTCATGTCAGCGTACTCATCCATAACCAAGTACTTCAAGCTAACACCACGCATAGTCTCTGGTCTATCAGCACCCTTTAGCGTTAGCAACGCACCGTTGACAAACTTAATCTGTAGGTTGTTGACATGGCTTGAGGCTATGACACTATGCCCTAGCTCCAGTAGCATCTGCCACATGATGTCCCTAGCCTGACCCTGTGTAGGGGCAACATAGAACACCTGACCTTTCTTGGCTGACAAGCAGTTAAGTATTAACGCCCACGCAGCTAGTCTACTCTTACCTGTACGTCTACC